AGTATCGGTGTATATTATTATTGTTAGGCATATAATACCATATTTCAGGTTGATGTTGTCGTCCTAAGACTATATCTGATTCATTATAGGTTTTGAGTAAATGATTAAGTCCAAATGGCTCATATCCTTGTACCTTTTCTTGGCGACCTGATGGAAATGTGTAGACTTTGAATCTGTGGCCTGATTTTTCTATTTTGGCTTGTATTTCATTGCTTTGAGCAGCAAATTCTGTTCCATACCGTTCAAGGCATGTTGCGGATCTACGCATATTATAGTCGTCTGTACCTGTATACGATATGGAACCAAATTTTTTTATCATTGTTTGTTTTTTGCGTGTATCCATACATGTATTGTCAGAACATAAATGTCCTGCTGTAAATTTATTATATGTCATATTCCCTTCTTTTCCACATATACATTTGAATTTCATAGGAGTTTTTTATTATCTTTATATTCAGTTGCTAATAATACGCATCCTGCCTTTTTATAAATATCTTGTAATTCTTCCAAGGTATGTTTCTTTTCTGCAATATGTTTTCGTATACCTTTTAAGGCCAATTCTTTCTTTTCTGGTCTCTGAATTACATACTCGTATCCGAATCGTTCAAGATTAGTCTTTTTCATACGTTCTTGCGTACAATTATTACATCGGTCGCCACGATTAAATTGGCATAAACTTATTTTATGTATAGACTTGCTTCCACATGAACAAATATAGTCAAGTTGCTTCTTGTTATTCACGTAGGTTTTCGATATTAATTTACACCCTTTGGATTCAAATAATTTTACTATATCATCATATAGTAGCCGGGGCGGCATGCTTGAATTAAAGTGATGTTTTAAATCTTAAATTTTGAACAAATTGATTATAATCAACTTTTTCAAAATAACTTTTTAAAAATTTAAATTCTCTATAGTATTTATTGTATCTCAAGTGGGCGACGAACTAAATCGGGCTCAATAGTAGAATTTAGCCAAGGGCTGACTTGAACCTGAGGATTGGGTGGCTCAGAACGTAAATCCCAAGAGGCGTTGCGGAGTGACTGACCAATGGTGTTTACACCAATGAGGGCACCTGCATTGAGGAAGTTCTTGCCGGCAATATCACCGGCACCTTGTGGGTTGACCTGAGCCCACTTGGAGTTAGGGTCATTAGGTAAGAGTTCCTGAGGATTTAACTGATTCTTAGGATAGCAGTTGGCTGGCTTTTCAGCAGAAGCAAATGGCATTGGGCTTGGGTTTTCAAATCCCTCGCTTGCAACGGCACCGTTGGACATAACATTTGGTGACATAGGACTATTTGTTGTGTTCTCATCAGTGACATTGTGCTCGTTCTTCATAATCATATTATGGTCATTCATGCCAGAGTTAGGGAATGTATTTGCATTTAAGCCGTTCATGGAAGGTGGAGCGTTTGTAGAAATAACGTTCTCATAACCCTCAGACTTGGAGCGTAGTAAACCACCTAATGTAGGATCAATCATGTAAAACACACCCGCGGCTATTGCGAGGATGAGGACGGCCAATACAATATTCCGGGAGTCCATAGTTCTTCTACTTGCTTAATCACTATTTTTTTTTGCTATTCTTCGTCGTCTTCGGATATCCATTCTGAAAAGGCAGATTCCGAATCGGATAGATCAAATTCATTCATAAACGAATTAGCCAAATTTACAGCCGTGTTATGAGCATTTTGGGCAATACGAAATGCTTCGCGAACTTGTTCTTTCGCAGCTAGTTTTGCTCGTAATTTCTCTGCCGGGTTCGTTAACGTGAGTGTGCCATCTTCTGTGTTTGTAACATCGGACACTTCCTCCAAATCATCCTTTGATGCTACGGGTGCCCATTCAAAATCAATAACATCGGAGAGCGTCTTTACAAACTCAATACCAAAGTTTGGTGAAAGCGTTGCCGGGGAAATAGAAACACTTTCTAATACTAAATCCACCATACATGGTAATTTAGATGAATCAACACCCCGAACATTTATACGTGTATAAGGGCTTAATTGTACACCGGAATCTCCCTTTATAAACCCCCAATTGGGTGTTATCGAAAGAAGAGATGATAACGTTGGTGGATTTTTGAATAACTGATGACACTTTGTAAGTTCTTGAACAATAGATGTCTTAAATGTTTGTAGTTGCTCCTGATGTGCTAGTGTCGGGACAAGTTGCTGTTGTTCATTTAACTCCAAAAGCAAATTTGCTTTTATTGGAGTCTTTAAAGGTACAATAAAGGCGTTTGATTCATTATTGCGAACCGGGGTGCCAAACATGGTTTAGTGTGGAGTGCGATGTCCTACGCAAAAAAACTCCGCACGCCTTGAAAATGTCAGACGACCGTGACCGTGACCGTTACCAAGAGGCAACTAATGATATGGCAACTCATATCGGCGATAAGATATTTGCTACGTTTCGTACACCTGAAAACCAGCAAAAACTTCAATCTTTACTGGACCCTATTGTAAGTCATATTATTAGTCGTGTATTTCCATATATATTATTATCAGCAATACTGTTTTTGATTTTATTTATTTTAACGATTGGTACATTTTACATGGTTATGCGTACTGCTACAATTCATCATAGTGGTGGCGGTGCTACTGTATCTGCCGTAAAGGCTGCCGCAAATATATTAAATGAGGCCATTGCTTAGTAAACTATACTCATCTTCTGATAATTCTGCAAGACTAGCCTTCCGAAACTCAGCTAATGAAGATACTTCAACGGCATGTGTAGGTTCAGCCCATTTATCCCATTGCTTTGAACCCATAAGTGAATCCATAGTTTCATCAACCCCAGTAAGCATAATAATAGCCTTCTTATAAGGATTAACATCAACAATGTTGTGTTTTGCTAGTATATCTTCAATATTAAGCTTATGATACTTAATGTTCCAATATGCTGCCTTATACGGAAAGCTTTTCAATCCTGCCGTATAATCACATCCCATCAATACGCACATTTCTACAAACTGTTGATATGTGAGGGATGATGACTCCAAAATAGCATTTAGCGTATATTGAGTCCATCCTGATGTATCTCCTGGAAGAGCATAGTTTTCTGGTACAAGAAGTATTTGTACACCACGCGTTAATAAATCCATATCGTTACTTACAATAGCTACAAGTTCTTCTCGCTTTGCAAAGTATGCCAGCACATTGTCTGCTTCGCCTGAAGCATTAAGGACTGTTACACCACATGCGTATAGAAGTTGCTTGGCTAGTGTACGCTCTTCTGAGGTAAGAAATGTAGTATTTTGTTCCAACGCACGTAACTCTAGTTCTGCTACGCTTCTATCTGTAGTAGACATGGATGCCATATCCTTTTCCAATTCTGTTTTACGAACATCGGATCTAGCACGTAATTCTGAACGTTGCTTCAACGTTTCACGCTTTTCCTCTGGCGGCTTTCCATCAAAGACCGGCACAGGAATAATATCATATTTCTTAAAAGCCGCAATCATTTTTCCAAGGTAAACCAAGGGATTGTAATGTAGTGCTTTTGCCTTGTATAGAAAGCCAAGAATATCAACTCCTATTTTCTTGCCTTTCCAATCGGACCAGTTTGGCTCTTTTAGTGTCGAGCCTGCTGTCCATTTTATCCATCCAGTTAATCCACGAATTCCCATAATGAAAGAAAGTAATAATTTTATGTAGGTGGTGTAGTGTATACTGTTCTATTCATATATAGCCTAGTCTTCAATTTTTTAACAAGGTCATACACATACTTATTTTTTTTGGTTTAACAGTTTTTGCCTCTTGTCTCATAGCATCTAATTCAGGTGTAACTAATGCACATAACACACGATTTTCCTCTTCGTTTGATTGTCCAGTTTGAAACATCCATAAAAATGATATATGTGGTGCTAATGCTGCTTTAAGAATATAATAGGCAAATATGTTAGTATTTTCAGCCCATGGTTTATTTCCTTGACGAGCTAAAATTTGTAGTGCCTGTTGATGCTGCCAGGCTTTTTGTGCTTCCCATGATATATTATACCATCCACAATATAACCATTCGGCATATAATTCTGTCCAGGCTTCTGCTAAATAGGGCGATAATACAGCGTTTTTGCCCAACCCCCAACATGGTAAAGGTGATGATGGCATCGCCCAATCCCAATTCATTGCGTGTATTGTTTCGTGTATTAATACACGTATATATTCTTCTTTTCTATACAAATGAACAGCGGGTTTACCAGGAGTCGCCCAACCACCATTGACTTGAGTTTTTGTAGGCCATGTATGTGCTTCGAGTATGCGAGGATCATCACGCCACCATACATAGACTGTAAATCCTTTTGGTGTACCTAGCCAATGTAGTATTGAGTTAACTTCTTTTGCTATTGTTTTGATTGTGGATGGCTCATTTGTATAAATAACTAATATTCCACCATATGTAAGATCTATAGCATATGCTTTGGTATCTGACTGATTCATAAAACTATAAATTTTGCCTTCATCCCACCCGTTAGGTTGTACTTGTTGTTTTACGTGGTGCCGCTCTGCGACGGACAGTTGTCTTGGCTGGGGCTGCTGTTGTAGCGACGGCTGTGACAATACTGTTTGTCGCAAGAGCGTCCATGCCGCTTTGTCGCTCATCCTGAATTGGTAAAGGTTTTTCTAAACGACGTTTAGCATGTGTACGAATTGTATCAAATAAATTTAAGAGACCTGATTCTAAAGATAACGGCGTACGATAGGATGTATGCGGTTCGGTGCTTGTGAGTGAACGCATAGCCTTCCAAAAGACCTGAGGTTCTAACAATTCATATTTACGTTGTAATGCTGCCGCACAGCTATCAATAATCTCAGGACCTGTTTGACATAAACTTAATGCCTGGTATACGCGACCGCGAATCCATAATACAATTGTAAGATTTGGTGTTTTACCTGACATTGCTTGATATATCAGCATTTCCACCATTTCGTCATAATAATCTTGAATACGACGTGGCCAACTTGGTAAATTTCCTGATGGAAAAAATTTTACAATTTCCTGAACACGTTCAATACGACCAATACAACGATCCCATGCGATTTCTGTTTTGAGCGGTTCTGGTATGTCTTGTTGCTGCCAATCTGTAAAAGACATACGAGGCATACGATAACGTACAAATGCATCTTCTAATAAAGCTAATGGACCGGTCATTTCACGAGCAGTAATCCATAACATACCTGCTGCGTCGGGAGGTAATACAAATTGATGTAATATACTACGTACTCGTATAGCAGCAGGTAATGATAAACTATGAGCACGACGTAAAATAACAAGCTTACGTGTCGATGACCGCAAACTACTTAACACATCACCAGATGAAAAGAATGTTGTTAAGAGTTCGCCAATAATTTGTTTATCTTGCATGGACAGATTTGGAATATCAATCTCAAAATGATACGGACTTGCTAATACACGAGCTTCGTAATTATCACCTACGTTAAAAATACGAGACTCAAGAGGATATGTAATAGTTGATTTATGTGCGTCTTCGATTAATTTACGTGCTTGTGAAACCTTACCGCTGCCGGTAGGCCCAAAAAACATCCATGGAACATGTAGCCGCTCCATATCTTACAAAGACAAGGAACGCTTACGTTTATATGGGATGAAATGAATAACTGAATATTTAGGGTTGTGCGGCAAGAGTATCTCGTAAATTACTAATTGTAATTGTACTGATACTAATGGAAATTAATGCCGCCGGAAGAAGAATCATCATGACAATGGCTAGTAAAAACTGTATTAAATGAGATGGATTTGAACTAAAATGATAGAGAGCCAAAGCATATGCTACAATAGAAGCCGCAAAACTAAATACACTTACAACTGTTAGAAGTTTAGTATTTTGAGCTGAATCTTTTGGAACTAAAGTGGCAAATGTACCTACAACTACGGAAAATAATACCGCACATATGGCAATAGCCACATAGTACGACCAATTTGCGGACGATGCCATATTCTATATTTGGCTGCGAATTACTTTCGCAATGATTTCTTCAAGGCGCCACCTACAGTTTTTGTTGCTGTTCCAAAAGCAGTTCCAAATGTATCCCATTGTGCTGGTGTACCGGGTGGTGTTGCTATAATAACAACAGCACCACATAACACAAGCAAAGAAACCACAACGGGTACAATCAAACGACGAAAATATACATCCTTTATTTCTACTTCCATTCTTACAGTATTGTGTGCTTTTTTTCTATGGATTTATTAACATGGAGTCTACTCCAGCTTCAACAACATTTCAATGTAGTCCAGCATTACGTCGTCGGGACGGTGAAACGTGTTTACCGCCTAAGTCTTTAGAAGAATTACGACGTGTATGGAATAAGACGCATCCCCGGTATAAAATCAATGTTACCAAGACGCGAAAGAATAAAGCTACAGTTGGAAAAGGTGCCAATGTAAAGGATTTATTCAAAAAAATGCGTCAAGCTATGAAATCACATTATAAATGCGATACAGAATATTGTATGGTTAAGAAACTTCCTGGTATACCGAACAAAAAGGATTTATTAAAGTTTTTCCGCCCCGAGAAACCCGAAGAATGGGATAATAAACCAACAACCTGGCTTGATTCTTTCAATATTGAGGATGTTATGACTCAATATGAGGCGGCTATACCTGAGTTTGAATTTATTGGACCTGTACCAATTGATTTTGATGAAAAATCAGGTGCATGGGGAAAATGTATTGTTGATGAACTTTGTAAACTAGACTTGACAAACACAAATGGTAAGACAAAAATCGGTATCATTTTCAATCTTGATCCTCATGATGAACCTGGTTCTCACTGGGTTTGTGCTTTTATAGATATACCTGCTAAATCTGCTTACTATTTTGATTCCTATGGTATTGAACCACCAGAAGAAGTGACACGATTATTGAAACGTTGTAAAGACCAAGGCATTGAACACGTTTATTATAATGATATTCGTCATCAACGAAAGGGTTCAGAATGTGGAATGTACTGTTTATTTGTAATTATTTGTTTATTACGTGGTCGTCCATTTTATAACATTTCTAAAAATATTGTGGATGATGATACTATGAATGCATTTCGTGATGTATTATTTGCTGAGGAAAAACCTCGTCGCGAGGCTATTGAAAAAGCACTGCCAACTTTATGTACTTAAAAAGCGTTTTGTTCTAAAACTGGGTTTCTAACACAATCTTAGAAGAGATGTCCGGTAATCGACAACCTGCCCCGACGGCAAATCAGTTTCTTAATGGAACAAATTACAATCAGATTCTTACCTTTCTTCGTGGCCGTTATGCGAAACAATTAGGTACACAGGCCATTCCTGAACGTTTGGAGAAACGTCTACAAGATACTGTTAAACACTATATGACTGAAGTAAATCGTATACAAGGAACTAAGGCACCCCTAAAGTCCTTAAATCAGGAAGTATTAAAGGAAACAACAACTAGCGTCGATAATTGGCTAGAACGTCAAAAGGCTCCTGCACCTAATGTTGTCTCTGTTGGTACACTTCCTCGTGGAAATGACAATGATTTTAATAAGTTATTTGAAGACCCTTCCCAACGGTATGAAAAGTTAATGGCCGAACGTGCTCCTCCTCCTGCGATTGTACCAGCTGTTCCTGACTTTCGAACACAATCCGATATGTTAGAATCAAATGAAGATCCTGTACTTTTAATGCAGCGTATGCAAAAACAACGTGAAGACCAGGCTCGTGGTTTAGGATTAGCTGGTCCTCCACCTCGTTTAGAGATTCGTGAAGAACCACCCTCTGCTATGCAGCCTGTACCTCCTCAAGCAGAACAGGCACCACCATTACTTGCTCCTCGTCCACAAGACTATATTATTCCACAAGAAGATATTGTAAAATATCGTGAAACAGAATATAATATTTTCTTAACTTCATCGGATCGTGATTGGCTACGTAATACAACAGAAAATCGTTACAATTTTAGTGTAAACTTTAACACAGGTTCCAAAAAACAGGGCTTTAACTTTAACCCAGCCTTACAAGAACGTTTTCGTAATATACAACGTATAGAGTTTGTGAAGGCAATTATGCCAATTGAGTCATTGACTCCCTTGGTTCGTGTTGCCTCGAACTCACCAAGCGTTGCTTATGATATTACTCGCGTAGTTAATATATTTTCATTACCATTTGCCGGTGTACGTATTGCTGAACTCAATAATAATGGATTTTCTACAAATCCTTATGAAGATAATACATTTGCGATTGTTCAATACGATACTACATGGTCGTCTGATTTATTGGCTCAAAATACAGCAGCAATCTCTGCTACACCTGTATTAGCTAAGACTGGTTATACTGGGTTTATTCCTAAGTTCTTAAAAACACAAAAGGTTTATACACCAACGCCATTGGCAACACTTCAACGTTTATCTATACGTCTAGAACGTCATAATGGTGAATTATTATCTGCGGATTCAGATGTTCAGTCTATAGCTCGTATTTGTATGAGCGATGCATTTACAACTATTGGTTCTAACAATACACTTTATGGTGTTACATCTCCTCAAAATGCCTATATTCTTATCAAAACAGCAGCCTATTTCTCGTTTAGTGCTGTAAGTGAAGGTGATAATATACAAATTCAGGGTTACGCACCAACTACTGTATCTGCTGCCGCTACAGAATTCGCAAATTTTATTAATAATTCAGCCGGATTATATGTAGTCGCAACAGGATATGTAGACGGAGCCGGTGTAGTACAGGACGGTCGTAACAATGCTGGTTATTGTAATGTAATTTTTGTACGTAATCAATTTGATGATCCTAAGACTGGTAGTGTATCACGCAGTTCATCCTATTTTGGAGGTTCATCAAGTGCAGAATCAACCTTTGCTAGTTTGTTAGATAATACAAGCGATGAGCCCAATCAAGCAAACGCAGCTCTAATTAACTTAAGCCGTCAGACACATCTAGTACTTCGTATTATCACACGTGATATGGATTCAACATCAAATATTCGTCCTGATAATGTATAAATATACTATATTTAGTTATATATATTAACGCTATATATGTATATATTTTTAATATGAGCATAGGGCAATGGAGTCAAAAAAATCAGGCATAACTTGTAGAAGAGAATGAACAATGCCAGCATTCTAATTGGCATCATTGTGCTTGGCCTCATTTTATTAATGGTGTTGCCAATGCTTACAAAGAAAACCAATGAGGGCTTTGATAATACGTCTTCCGGCCTTGAACTATATGATTCATTTGCCAAAGATAGAATTGGCTTCAATAAGTTTGAACTTCAAAACGCGAATCATTTGGCTCCTACAATCAGTCCAACTGCTGTAAATATTGCCAATTCCGATGATCCAACGGTGGTTATGAATATGTCCAAACAGATTCAGGCTACGATGAATACAACAAAGCTTGTTCCAAAGGTGAATAAGGGTAGTTATTTATCTACAACTACCGAAGTATCACTAGAAACATTACCACCTCCAAGTGCTATTATTGCCGAAGCAAAGAAATGCCAAACGCTCAAGGGACGTGGCTCATGCTCCGCTCTCAAGGATCCTAACTTCAAGAAGTGTGGTGTCTGTATTCTTAAGGGTACACCTTGGTCTCCCTCAGACCCTAATCCCGATGAAGGTAAATGGATTGGTGGTCTCCTAGTTCTTCCCGATGACCGCAAATTAGCTGAAGCCAATGCTGGTAATAAAAAGCCTATTTATCAAGCTACTGTTGGTGACTGTCCTGGTGGTTATTTATATGTAGATGCGGCTACATGCGAGAAAGAAGCTAATCGTCAAGACTGTTTAGAATTTGGTGCTTCAGGTGGTTTTGGTACACCTTCAGCTGATGTAAATAATACTGTGACATATACCGGCACCGGTGTTACTGCTGAAGGCAAAACACCTACAACATGTGCTCAGGTTCCATCAGCAGGCTCTGATCAGTATATTTATGATCCTAAGACTCGTCAGACAAACGTTAATTTACGTGTAGTATTCCCAACAGGATCTGGTTATCATCGTATTAGAATATACGACTCTAATAATAAACTTGTTGGCTCTGCCGAAGGTACTGATACAGTACTTGTTGTACCTGTAAGTAAAGTTCAGGAATTGAACAAGTATCGTGTTTATATTGGTATGGAAACACCTCAAATGGGTAGTGGACAAGCTGAAGCTTTCATTTTCAATCGTAGCTTAACAAATGATAATCGTTACAACCAAACACAATCATCTGCTGCTGCTGTATGTGGATCTATTGGAGCACGTCTAGCAACAGGTGATGAAGCTCAGGATGCATTTAACAATGGTGCTCAAACATGTAGTTGTGCTTGGACATCCTCTGGAAATATGTATCCATCACAGTCAACATCCGCCCCTGGATGTGGAGGTCAAGGATTAAACGATTGTGGTTGGACTGGTGGAAAGGGTGGTTCTTGGTGCTATGGTGTCAAGCCTCCTCCAAATACTGGCGATACAAACTTAAAACTCAATTCTACAGCACTTCCATGGTTTGCTCCTTATGATAAGGCAAGACCAGACCAAAGTACACAGCCCCCAATGTGGTCTAGATTTGAGGATGGTGATTATCAGGCTCAGGGTCTTCGTGCCTTTGTTGCTCAGTGGGAAACTACATCTGACAAACAAGCGGTTCGAGTCATTCCTTTTGAACCTACTATTACAACAGTCAATGCATTTCCTCCATCAAGTACTGGACCTGATGGTCTCAAAACGTTTTCAACATTACGTCGTTATGGTACATTTGCGAATAGTAGTCAAATCATATCTCCACATTCTAAGGATTTTCCAAATATTCTTACAAATCAGTTCTGGATTTGGTCTAATCAACCAACACATGCATCTGCCTTCTTTGATGTACAATTACCAAATACATTCATGGATGCTTACTATAAGGAAGATCGTGCAATGTCTCGTGCTGGACCACTCATTGGTCAACCATTCAGTATGACCCTTATGGCAACATCACCTTGTTTAGCTGCTGGTCAGGCTCCAGGTAAATATAGTATGAAATGCTTGACAAGTATGTTTATTGGTGCTGGTGGTGATCCTTACGCTGGTAAACTTGCTACAACCAACG